ATAAATACAAACGTTTTATAAATAGAATTTGTTAATGTTTGTGCATGATATAAAAAGGATAACCCAATTAAACCTAAAATTACATATACATTTTGAGTGTTATAAATATCTACTATACCTAATGTTGTTAACGCAATAATAGTCAAAATATAAAATGCAATTAACAATGGTATATAAACACCATGTGTTGTAGTTGCAACTGGTAAATTTAAATGAGCTACGGTCATTGTAACCATTGGAATATTTAGAATAAAATATAAAATAAAAATATAAAATTCAGAGGCAAATCCAGGTACATCAAATAATGTAAGTAAACTTAAAATGTAAGAAATAACAGCATATACAATAAATAAATTATCTCGGTGCCATACCATATATAAAATAGAACAAATACCAACACTTACCGTATTCAATAATACTAATAATTTATTTGGATAACTATCGTGTAAATTAGGGTCGTCCTTTACTGTTTTGTTTGGAGGTAAACTATCAATAGAATGTAAATTATCTTTGAAAAATGTATCTATTATATCCGAAAAATATTCAACTAATATTGCAGCTAATAAAAGAGCATTTACTCCCATTGTTGCTGTTAATTTATATTCTATGTTTAAAAATGGATTATACAAATTAAATACGATAGTTAATACAAATAACAAAAATTCTATAATGGTTTTATAAATCATAATTAAATTTCTATCCCATGAATATCTTGCATTACTTGCCGAATCTTCTGCTTCTTTTTTTGCCTTACCATAACTGGTATTCATTTTATCGATCGATAAATTGTACAAATTTTTTGAATTTTCAACTATTTTTCTTTTAGGATTGATCAGGTAAAAAAATAGAATTGTTCCAATTACTATTATAGAAACTAATAAATACAACATACGTTTATTATTTCCTGGAACATTTCTTATTCTATCCATATATACATTTATTCTATAAAAAAGTTAAAAATTTTCAATCATTGTTTTCTTTCCATGACAATTTCTACACAATGCAACCAAATTTGTTATATGGTTTGATCCTCCATCAGCAAGTCTAATTTTATGATCAATTTCATACCATGCATCTAATGTTCCATTACAACCATTACATTTCCAATTTTGACTTGCTGCTACATATTTTTTCTTTGTTCCACTAACACTTCTAGATGTAGAATCATTTCCACTTTTCATAATACGTTGTTCTTGAGAAGGAACTACATGTGTATTTAAAAATGGCGTTATCATATCTTTAGATTGTTTATCCATTGGCATATAATGTATCATTCCGTTTAAATGTCCCATCATAGATCTGGATTCCGATGGATTTTTTTTAATAAAAAGATACATGGAAAATGCAGCAAATAAAAATCCAACTATTTTTATATATTTTTTATAATGTTTTAATTGTTTTGTATATTTACCATCGTTCATGGTATCCATAACAACAAATACAATAATTGCAATGAATAATAATTCAATTTTCATAGTATATACATGGTTTTAAAATACTTGATTAATAGAATAAAAATCAACTATTTTATAAATTATATTTACCCCAAGACATTCCTCTACCATTCCAATAATCTTTTTTATTTATTTCTACAATTTTATTTTGGTCAACATATTCTTTCCAAATTTTTGTGGGACCAAGTGTATATTCTTGTTCCCATCCAGCTGTAAATATAGTATCGTCTAAAATAACAATTGTATCTTTGTGTGCTAACTTAAAACAATTGTCTATGTCTGTTTTTGCTATTTCATATTGATGTCCTCCATCAATAAATATAATATCAAATTTGGTGTTTTTATTATTTTCTAAATAAATAGGAATAGTTTTTCTACTATCACCAAAAATTAATCTGTGTCTATTCGGGTAAGTACAATCTATATATTCTTTTGCACTTATAACATAGTTATGTTCGCCTAAATCAAATGATACTAATGTCAACTCTTTATTGTTTTGTAAGAAGACTTCTGCAGAATGTCCTGCATTAAATCCAATTTCCATAACTGATATATTTGGTTTATTGGTTAATTGAATTAAATCTTGTACTTGTCCTGGAACTTGTTGACTATGACCTTCCATATCATAAATTCCTCTATCATTTAAAAAAGATGTAATTGACATTATTGAGAGGTATATATAAAAATAATGTTTCAAACATATTATTTTTCTTTACTTAATAATTTTGCAATAACCGAAATATTAGAATCATTTACACTATATCTTTTTCCAATAATAGATACACGTAAAATAGACCCAACAACACAAGTAAAGAATGTACGGTCTTCCATATGATGGTCTTTTGCAAGGAAAATAATAAAAGGAGAATCATCATCCGGATATAATTTACATTGTAGACCAGCAATAGTATTTGTTTCTACTATACATTCTAATTCTTGATTTATAAAAGGTACTGCAATTTTAGCTTGAAATACAACAGTAAATATTGCATAATGATCTTTCATTATTCCACTTGAAAATTTAACAACATGGATTGAATCTTTTTTCAAATAACCTTCTGTAATGCATTTACCTTCTAATGGTTTCAATGTATGTTCAAGAATTTCTGTAATATTTTTACCACATTCGGACATAGGAATTTGTACCGACCTGGTCAAAAGCGAATCTGTATATATCATGTTATATACAGATACTATTCTTCATTTTAACTCAATTTTTCTTACTTTTTTCTTTTATATTTTCATTAATTAAATTAAAATTTCTGGCTACATTTTGTATTACTTCTACTGGATTCAAAAACCACCGTTTTCCTTTAGATCCGTATTTTTTCATATCAAAAAATCGCAAACAAAATTCAACCTGTAAAATAATATGTTCTATTTTGTGCTTGGTTTCTTCTTTAGGTGATGTCGGAATCAACTGAAATAATATATCTAATGCATCTGGTTTTTTAGTAATTTTAAATCCATACCGAGGTTTTTCATTGGGTGTTGTCGGTAATGATAATTTAAATTCGCGTTCGGATAAATCTTTGGATGCAGAAATACCACCTAATGGTAAATCCTTGTTATCTAAATTTTTATCAGCATCTTTTTTAAGTAGTTGTAGAGTTGGATAATCATAATGAACATACTCTTTCCAATCTGTTGTATAATATGCAACACGATTTACATTATATGCCCATAAAATATAAATATCTTTTACTTGAAATTGTTTATAATAATCTTTTAACATGTGTTCAAATTCATTTAATTTTGGTTGAGAATGTAAATATTTGCCCAACTCTACACATTGGACATCGGTTAACCTATCCATAAGAGCATTTATATAAATAATTTTTTTATCTTGTTTCCATTCAATTGGATCAACGGATATTAATGTAACTAATTTTTTATATAATTCATCGAATGCACTATACACTAAGTATTCGTCTCCTAATGCACGCATTTTTTGAGGAGATTCTTTTTCAGATAAATCAAATTTACCTTGAAGTGTAGAAATTATTTTTTGTACATCCAATTGAACTTTTTGTCGTTCAGGTGTTTCAACAATAATAGTATCATATACATATGCCATTGGAATACGACGTTCATAGGTTGGAATCATAGTAGTTAATTCTGGAGGTTGAAACATATAAACATCGCCAATATTTACTAAGTATCCTTCTCTATTAAACCTATCAAAAATAGGAGTTTTATTGTTAATCATTTGTGATAATGTATAATCTATTTTTTCTGGAACATCAACGTTTAATTCTTCTAATAATTCTTCACGAGTATATACATAATTTTTATTAAATAATATTTTGATTTGTTGGATTATTGCATTTATATGAGATGTTAAATAATTCATAGATAATTTTGTACCTGGTTCAGTTGATTCCGTTTCACAACTATAGTTACAATCTTTCATATAATCGGTTAATACTGTATAGGGTATATCTCCTACTGGAGTTTTTTTGTTTAATCCAGAAGACGTTATTTGTTTTACAGTTAAACCATTTAAAGATTCATTACTTTGAGTTTGTACAGAATTAAATCTACAATCAAAAGCAATTTCTTTCAATACACGAGTTACTTCTCCAATTTTTTTAGCTTTTTGCTCACAATCACCATACATTTTATAATCAATTGTTTGCACTGAATTATCATGTAAGAATGCAGTATGTAAAAATATTTCTACATTTCTGTATTCAAAAGGTAAATCTTTATGACTTCTAAATCTAACTGCACGACCAATAATTTGTTCAATTTGACTTAAATTCCACCAAGGATTTAGAATATGAATTTGTCGAATATTCTTAAAATCTACACCTTCAGTTAATGCACCAGTAATAATAATTACTTTAATATGTTTTCCATCTTTATTATCTTCTTCATTGATGGATGTAATAATATCTTGAATGGGTGAAGATACTACAGAGGGATTTAAAATAACATAGGACAAATTTGTATCCGTTACTGTACTATAATCTTTACATAAATTGGTTCTTCGATGTTTATCTTTATATTTGTAACCAATCGCTTCCAAAGCAACAGCAATCGGATAAATACCTTCTACAATTTGTTGGACATAAATTAATATAATACCTTCTGATGTAGATACCATATTCTGAAGTTGATGTAATTTACCACTATATTTTTGAATATGTTCTTTATCAAAAAAATGCTCTGAACCTGTATGATAAGATATATCAGGTAATTTGCCATTATCATTTACATTCATTGCTTCAACAATTTTTACTCCATTTGGATAAGTAATAAAGGCAAGCTGTGTATAAATAGTGAATACAGTTAATTCCATACCTGTAGATGGTGTATTTTCTTGTTCTTGTATATATCTATTCGATTGAAATTCACTTAATGTTACAGGAAATATTTGTAAATGTTCTAATTTATATTTTGTATTTTCTGGATGACTATATTTCGTTTCTGGATAAATACGATATGGAAATGAATATGGATTTTCTCCTTTTACATATGAAACATAACCATGTAAATGTTGAATTAATACCTCCTTACCACCTTCTACAAAATTATCTTGTGCATCAAAAATTTTAGAAGCATCTTGTATAAAAGGTACTTTATCATTTCGGTTTAATAATTGCGATAAAAATATAAAATCTTTACAATTATGGAATACAGGGGTCGCTGTCATCATTAATAATTTTACTGTAGTGTATGTAACGATTTCTGTTATACACGTTGAAAACCGCATAGTATCTGTTGTATCGTCCTTTATATTATGTGCTTCATCCATAACAAATAGTGCTCCTTCATAATTTTCTTGTATATAATTCATTTTACCACGTTCAGTTTTGTTATTTGTATTTCGTGCATAATTATTCGCGAATGCTGCACAACCAAGAAAAACATAATAATCATCGATAAGAGATTGTATTAATTTACATAAATTTTGTTTTTCCATAGGTAAAACTTGATATGGATCTAATTCCTGTAAAAATTTATCTCCAACACAACTATTACAAACCCATTTGTTATTTATTTTTTCTAAATGAGATTCATTGAATAATTGATATTTGAAATTTTTAAGAATTGCGTCTGTCATCGATAATACATAAATGCTTTGTTTCTTTCCGGAACTTTTAAGATAATTTCTATATTCTTCACATATAGTTATTGCAGAACATGTTTTACCAGTACCTAATCCATGAAATAATAACATACCGTTGTATGGTGTATAATTTGACATGAAATTTCTAACAAACATTTGATATTTGGTAAGAGATATAGATAATTCATCATTGTCGTGCACTAATTTTTTAACATCTTTTTCGGTTTTAGGAACAGGTTGTTGAATTGGAATATTAAACTCTTTATATTCATGTAGTTCTGTGGTAAAATCGTCTGATATAATTGGATAACTCTCGTATGATTGTGTAATTAATACATGAAATCCAGGTATTTTATATACATTGAACTCATTCATATATATTTGATAAATAAAAATAAATATGAATTACATCAGGATTGTTAAGTATAAACTCATTAATGCAAAAAATACAAAATACTTTAAAATGACTAAAAACCAAGACAACACAGAAAATCCTTTGCTGCATAGCCAATTTAACAATAGAGTCCATAACGGTATTAATATTATTGAACTAAGGAGTTGAACTACCCCTATTTTATTAAATAAAGATGCAATAAATCCTGTTGCTGCTAAAATTAAATAAACTTTGGCAGGTGTACAAAATGTAGTAATCGATTTCATATTGTATAAATACAAAATAAAATGTGAAATTACCTAAACTTATTATAAAATTCATTAAAATACATTCGCATAATTATACATATTAAAATTATTTGTATTATTACGAACCCCCATGATAATTCTGTAAGACCCTTACTGCATAACCAATTTAGTAACAATGTCCACAAAGGTATTATTATTAGTGGTGGAATCAACCGAGTTATCTTTGGTTTGTTAAACAACATTACAACAAATCCAATAGATGCTATTAGTAAATAAACTTTTGCTGGAGTGCAAAATGTAGTAATAAAATCCATGTTATATAAATACAAAATAAAATTCCCTAAACTTATTTATTGGATAATTGATTAATATACATTCCCATAAGTACAAATGCAGACATTAATGGTAATACTACTAAAAACCACGAAATAACTGTGTACCCTTTATTACATATCCAATTCAAAATAAATGTCCACATAGTCATAAATATAATTCCAAAAACAAATCCAACTAAATTAAATTTATTGAATAAAGAACTAACAAGACCTGTTATTGCTAAAATTAAATAAATTTTTGCAGGGGTACAAAGATCTGTAAAGGCGTTCATACTATAGTATACTAAAATAAACTTCCGGAAAAGTTAGAAGGAACTGGTTCAAATGATTGTTGTTGATTTTGTAAAGGAGTTGAATTACCCGAAAACATGCTATTGAAATCTGGTTCAGGTGTTGCCATAGGATTAGACGTATTTAAACCCGGTGGAAGTATTTGTGGAGGAATACCAGACATTTCATTTCCTATAGGTTGTTTAGGAGTTAATTTAACATTTGTTGCAGTAGATCCCTTAAATAACCGTTCCATTAATATAGAAACTTTTTCACCTAATTTAGAAACGCTTAACATAACAATTAATACTGGAAGTATAGTAGTTATTAAATTTAAATCTGTATAAGGGGCACCACTTACCGTGGGTATAAAAGTAATAATTCTATGAATAAATAGTACACCTAAAAATAATATAATAACTTGTATCAAAATTTCTACTAATATTGCTACAGTTCCTTTATCTTTATCTAATTCAGGCATATAGGTCTGAACCCCTTTGTTTAATAAAGTAACAAATATAACACCTAATACCGAATATTGTATGATATTTACCATTTCATTTTTGCTTTCTGTTTCAAAATTGAAAACATGATTAAAAAAGTTTGGCTTTTCAGTTTCCATTGATGTATAATAAGAAATTATTATTAGTTAAAATCAATAATATTTAATTCTTTAGCAAAACTATGAATCCTAAGTTTATTTCTACTCAAGACGCTATTTATCATTTGAATGGTAAAATTAAAGATCTTGAGACCAAATTATCTAAAACCGTTTCTATTCTTGAAACAAAATTAGGAAATCACGAAACATATGTGACCGAAAATTTACCAGATTTGGATAATTTTAACACTGCATTTTCTGATATTAATAAACGTTTGTTAGATTTAGAATCATTAAATGATCGTATTTCTGCATTAGAATCGAATGCAAATATCAAACCGCCTACAACCAAAAAGAAGAGTACTTTGAAATTAAATGAATTAACAGATGCTGTTTCGGGGCCTGGATTAACATTTTCTTCGTAAAACTGTATAAAAACAAGTATACTATGTTAATAATGAATACTTTACTAACATTATTAACAATTTGTATTGTAGTTGTCGTTTATATGCATGTAGTTTATCAACTGAAAACAAGTAATGATTTAGAATTGTTCGAACTTGATACTCCTATCAAAACAAAACTGGAAGAAGTATGTAATTTACGTCAACCACTATTATTTCCATACAGTGAAAATGATATAAATCAACTTACGCCAGCTAAATTATTAGAATATAAAGCATTTGATGTAACTGTATATGATTCAAGTTATAATTCATCTCTAATTTCTCTAAACAGCGCATTTCAATTATTTGACAAAAAAAATTATTTTTCAAATCATAATTCTGAATTTTTACATGAAACTATGTTATCAAGATATTTCATCACAACCGATGCGTATTTGAGACCACCAATGGTATCCGCTATTTCATATGATATTTTATTTGGTGCGTCTGGATCTACAAGTCAATTAGAATATAGTACACAACATCGTAATTACATGTACGTATCCAATGGAGTTGTTACTGTAAAATTGACCCCTCCTCGAAATGCAAAATATTTAGACGTAGAAAAAGATTATGCAAAACAACAATATTATTCAAAAATACATCCATGGAATAATTCATTAGATAAAGTAAAATTTTTAGAAATTACATTAGCAAAAGGACAAATGTTATTTATACCTGCATATTGGTGGTATAGCGTAAAATTTGAAAAAGACGCATGTTTGTGTACATTACAGTATAAAACTGTAATGAACATAATTGCTACTCTACCTGATATTTGTATTGGTATACTACAACGTCAAAATACTAAAATAAAAATTAATCCGACTTCTCTCGAGAATCCTTCATCTTCTGACGTGTCTCACACATCAGCCGTCCCCGATGAACCCCGGTGACATCAGTTGCATTAAACTTATGCTTAGAATTATCCAACTCAGATCGTACAAACTCAACATACTCACCCTGTACAAGGTACTTATATTGGTTCAATTCAACAGTCAAATTTGCATGATGTACGAAGATATCTTCGTCTTCATGAGTGATAAAACCATAACCGGTTTTGGTGTTAAACCACTTTACACATCCAATTACACGCGACATACTACTATTGGTAGTAATTCTTTATATTATTTTATTATTATAGTATAATGGAAAATGATAAATTAAAAATCACAAATACTATTTTTATGATCATAGAACTTACATCCGGGGTTTTAATGTTTACCGGAAAATCATTATTATGGGGAACGATTGCCTATATGTTTGGAATATTTTTTCAGTGTTTGATTCTTTTAGGTACATTTGTTAACACAGAAAATATAGGTCCACAAGAAATTATTAAACTGATGTATGAAAACGGAATATTTATGTTTATTTATATTTTTATGATTCTTGGTATTTATGTCTATTGTATTTGGAAAAGCAATGAAAATATTATGGAAGATCGCATGCCGTCCCAATGGACATGGTATTCATGGATTATAGCGATAATTGTATTAGTAGTAATTACGCCTATTATGAATAATCAAATTACAAATGCAATAAATAAAACAACTACAGATATAAAAAATAATCAACAAAAAGGAATTATTGCCGGTCATTTTCTTTTCATTTTTGTATATATTCAGTACATTATTTCTATGTTTTATCAAGCCGACGGATTTACAGTATAAGTTTATAAGCCAACCCGAATGCAGTTTCTGATTCCCAAATACCAGATATTTTTAAAATTACTTTATCTGTTATTTGATCTGATTTGTATACAAAAAGCTGTTTGATATGTAAATTTTTCTTTTTAGAACAAGAATAAACAGATAAAATATCATTTTCAATTTCATTTATTTTATTCAAAAATCCATTTTGAGACACAAGGTGATATGGAATAGATAAATATAATCCGTTAAAAGCAATCATTTGGGGAGAATAAATAATACGTGTGAACAAACTATTTGCAATCAAATTATTTTTTACTGCCGGCAATAAGAATAAAAATTGTTTATTGTATGAATCAAGATGTTCTAATAACAACATATTATTCATCCAATTATATATTTAAATATCAATTTCCTAAAGTTTATTCTCTAATCAAGTTTACAAAAATATTTCTTGTATCATAAATAAAACTAAACGCATTTATCAAGATAAATATATAAATTAAAAATACTTAAATAACTACCATTATATAGTGTATAATGCCTGCCAAGTCGAAGTCTGTTCCTAAGGTTACTGAGCCTGCCACTCCTGCACCAGTTGCTGCCCCTGTTTCTGTTTCGGTTCCTGCCCCTGCAGTAGTCGAGCCTGTTGTTGAGGATGCTACCGATCTTTCTGTTGAGTTCGCCAGCGCCATGACCAAGCTTACTGGTCTTCGCCAGCAGCTCTCGGCGGTCATGCTTGACATCCGCAGCATCCAGAAGCGATCGGATCGCGAGCTCAAGGCTGCTCTCAAGTCGAGCAACAAGCGCAAGAACAAGAATGCTACTCGCGCCCCAAGTGGTTTTGTTAAGCCAACCCTAATCAGTGATCAGCTTGCTGATTTCCTCTCGAAGCCCCATGGTTCGCTTCTTGCTCGTACCGATGTCACTCGCGAGATTAACGCATACATCCGCGCCAACAAGCTCCAGGACAGCGCCAACGGTCGCAAGATCAACCCTGATGCCAAGCTCAAGAAGCTTCTTGCTGTAAAGGCAGAGGATGAGCTCACCTACTTCAATCTTCAGAAGTTCATGTCCCAGCACTTCAAGAAGACCGTTGTTGCTCCTGTTCTTGCCCCTGCTGTATAATAAATAAAAATTGTAATTAAAAAATCAAAATAAAAAGTACATTTTTTGTATTTTTTATTTAAAAAATTGAAAAGGATTTATTTGAGAGAAACCATAATTTCATTTAAATATTCATATTGTATACTTGAAATATTAAAATCAGAGCAAATCGTTTCTAATAATTCAAAATTTTCTGAAATGTTATTTAATTTTAACCATTCATACAAATTTGTACAATTCGATAACCGATATTTAGAATAAATTTTGAATAAAATATTTTTATTTGATTTATAGTAATCTGTACCGGATAATACACACAATCGTTTAAAATCATCATACGATAAATTAAGATATTTTAGAATATCATCCAGTTTATAAAGTATTGCTGTTTTGGTATCAAAGTCTACATTTCTTAAAACACGATTACAACCATAGACTAACATATCCATATCATCGCTCATACAATATAATTGGTTATGTACAGATAATTTTGCACATAATTCATCTGCTTCATACGGGGCAACTGTATATGTTGCACCCATTGAATCCATTATATTTTTTACATTTTTTACATCGAGTATACTTATTTTTGTACTTTGTTGTTTTAATACTTGTAATTTATCACTACAAGTATTAGTATCTAGTAATTGTTTATATTCTTGCCATGCCTTTTCCTTTTGTTGTTTGCGAAATATCAATTCGGTTTGTTTATTTTGTTTAGGTTTACCATCAAAAATGAAAATCGCTCGAATATCATATTTAATAAAATCTAATAACATTTTTTGTATTAAAGTGTTCAAATCATCCAATGCTTTAAACCGATACAAATAAATAGAGATGTCGACAACAATCGTTTTTCCTTTCAATTGTTCAAATGTAATATACTGCATACCACGAGGACATTGATCATATAGAAATTTATTAAGATATTTAACTCCCATGTATATTATAGTAGTTATTGATTGATTAAATCAATTTTTACTGGATCTATTAATTTTTAAATATATATGATTAGTATGTGTTGGAATGCAGACATTTCATTAAATACTTTTATATTTGGTTTATTTTCTATGATTTTTATTTTTATTACAAATACATATACAAAATATAAAACACAAACATTTAATAACCCATTAATGTATTTATTTTTAGGCGTAGTAATATCTATGCAGTTGTTGGATTTTTTTGCATGGAGAAATTTAAAGAATAATAGAATAAATACTCTTTTATCAAAAATAATATCTATAATTGTAACAGCCCAACCATTACTATTAATGTTATTGATAGAAAATACAAATGTTCGATATTGTATTATTGGACTATATATTTTATACACTTTTATATATCGTGTTTACAAATTAAATTTTAGCCCTTTTGATTTTCATATATCAGTATTAAATGGTCATTTAAAATGGGAACATATGTATTTGAAAGGATGGGAAAAAATACATCATTTTATTTATTTGGCATTTTATATTATTTCTTTATTACTTGTAAACGATAACATACTTAATCTATTTATAATATCTTCTTTATTAATTTCTTTTTTATTTTATTATAAAGATGGTACATTTGGAACAATGTGGTGCTGGTTAGCTAATTTATTATTTGTATATTTCATTGTAAACATATTATTTATTCAACCATTTTATGAATATAATGGTATCTGTTAGTAGATTCACAATAATTTTTCCCATGTAAAATGTAAATCTTTTTTACATTGATAAATTAATAATGCATTATCAATATTAAAAAGATCAACCATCAGTTTCATAACATCATTTGGTTCTATTTTTCGTATTATATCAATAATTTCATCTTTTGTATACAATGGTCCATCCGAATAAATTAATGAATTATAATACGTCATTACCGATTTTTTATTTGTTATATAATTATAAATTTCTTGATTTTTAAACCCAGTTATATTATGTAGTGGAGTGGTTTGTAATTGTTTAATATATTTAAATAATAATTTTATAACTGTTAATGCATGTTCTGTTTGTGAATCAAATTCAATAAATATAGTTGTACCACATGCATTAATTTCTTCAAACACGTCAATGCCATATAATAATGATTTTTTTGTTCGAAATTCATTAAAAAATAAATTTCGTAATAAACGCAAACATGAATTAATATGTATATATGTATATGGTTTTGAATATGGAAATCCAATATGTACCTTTGTATTTTTAATATCTTGTTTTACAAACGCAACTTCATGCTTATAAGTAAAGCAATCGATTGACATTAATTTTCCATCTTTGGGTGTATGTAATTTTTTTTCGAATGCAATTTTCATTTTATGTGCATTAAAATCTCCCATCACAATAAATAATATATTTTGTATATTATAGTATTGATTAAAGATATCATATATATCTTTTAATGATATTTTTTTCAAATTTTCAATTTGTAATTTCCAATCGTCTGAATATTTTAATCCATCTACTTTATAAAATAAATGATTAAATTCATTGGCCAATTTATGATCTGGATCATTTGAATATGTTAATAATTCATCAATAACTGCCTGTTTTTCCTTTTTCAAACTTTCATTAGTAAGAGTGGGATTATGTATAATAGTTGTTATATATTCTACCATTTTTTCCCATTCATTATTTAATCCTTTTATATAATAAGTCATCGTAGTTTTATCAGTAGATGCATTTACATAATAACCTTTATTATCCCAATAAGAATTACATTTTGGACCACATGTTTTCCATCCTTCTACTAATACGTGTTCTAATAAATGATTAATACCCGAATTTTCTTTTGTTTCTACACAAAATCCATTACGAATCACACATTCTATGTGTAATATTTCGTTACCCCTTGGTACAAATAAAACTTTATACCCATTTATTATATGCATTTTTGGGCGGACACTATTTTTGCGTGTTTTCATACTATAAACATATATTATTAATTGTCATTTTTGTAGTTAATAACGTATTTGTATGTCTTGTTGTTTTTAAAAAAGAAGGTAATTTATATTGACTAGCAATTAATTTTACATACTCATCCGAGTTTTCAATAGTTAACATAGATCTATTATGTTTTTTACACCATGCTACAAATAATGTTGGATCATGAATTAATATTGCAGTAAGAACTAAATACGCGAATGCATTCGTATCTTCTTCATATATGGTATTTTTATCCAATAAATCAGTATAAGATAAATTCATATAATTTAATATTTTTACCATTTGCTGTACAGAAAACCTTTTTTCACGTTCTAATAATAAATCTACAGAGACTTTATTCATAACAGAAATAACACAACAATTTAATATTCTTGCCCAAATTTCACAATAACATTCATTTACATCTACATTTTTATGAATTGGAAACAAATGATAAAGTATCATCGGTTTACTTCTTAATTCTCCATCAAACATGAAATAATGCATACATTCATGAATAAAAACTTTTAACCATTCTTCTTCTCTATAAACTACAATATGTTTTCCGTCTGTATAACCAGTGTTTAATGTAGATGGTCCTATTAAACCGCGTTTAGGTAATTGTTTTTTGCTATCCGTAAGAACAAAATCTACACGAATATCTCTTGGTGTAACAAATTTTACCATGTAACGAAGCATTGTCATTACAATATGAAATCTATGAATGCAATCATCTTTCTCTAAGGTATAAAAAAATAAATTTACGTTTATACCTATATTACTGTGATAATGCACACTATTTTTTAATTTATGCATACAATTTGTTACTTCTTGAGGACATTCATATTTGAATGGATCTAGTTTTGTATTGAATATTCGAGTATATGGATTTGATATGTTATTTAACTTTATTAAATCCATACAAATGTGATTCATGATATATACATTTATTTTTTACGTGTATATTTGCTTGATTTTGTACCACCATTTACCTTTTTACTTTGTTTTACACATGCTACTGATGTATCTCCAGCTAAACATTTAACTAATGAAGCAACATTTTTAGCCACCGTTGTTCTTGGTTGAAATTTACCTTTGTCAGATGCAATAACAAGTTCCCATGCACTAGTTAATTGACCTTTTGAAAATTTTTCTAATTGTTTTTCTTTATCCGTATTGTTGGAAAGATAAATAATTATAATATCAACTACCTTTGGGTCGGTACCTTCAGGTATATTGATAATTGATTTTTTCTCTGCAGAATCAGATGTTATATCTAATGATTCAATATCTAATTTATCAGAATCATCTGCAGGGGCAATGACAATTTTGGCTTTCTTTGCTTTTTTGACAGGTTTTTCTTTTTCTTTTTCTTTTTCTTTTTCTTTTGGTTCTGAATCAGGTTCAACTTCATCTGAATCAGGTTCAACTTCATCTGGTTTAGGTGGAGGTTTTTCTTTTTCTTTTTCTTTTTCTTTTTCTTTTGGTTTTGGTTTTTCAAACAATGGTTTTAATTTTTCTCTCTGTGCATCAACCGAGTCTCCTTTAATGTCATCTAATCCAATTCCATAAACAGATATATATTTTTTTCTAAAATCATCTTTGTTTTCTTCATTGATATCGGTTACAAATTCATAAAATAATGTTAAACATTTAGTTAATACATCGCGTTTTTCTTCAAACGTAAATTCATCTTCATTATGTTCTTGTCCAAATATAGTTGCAACGGCAAATTGAAAAATACTATCATCTGTTTTATTTAATTTAGAAGATCCATTTTTCTTTTTGAAAAACTCTTCTTTTATCGAATCATATGATTCTTCTGTTTGACGTATATAAATTTGTGTAATCATTTTTTGAGCAATTGGATTACCTTCCATATCCTTTGCTATTTCTTTTCTAAATGCTTCTACTTCTTTGGCATAAACACCCCCAGGTTGTTTTGCGTGATCGTCTGCACGAGTTGCTCTATAAATTGAATCAAAGAAACAGTCACCGTTGGATGTTGTTTCAATCACTTCTGTATCAAACGAAGCATCATCTACTCCTTTGACTGCACCATCGTGATGCCGTTTACAAAATCGTTCGGTAATTACGTTTGGTAATTCAGATTCCTTGAACTTTACTTTTCCTTTATGTTGTACTAACCGATAATGAGTTTGAGATTTATAAGAAACAATAACATATTCAATGGATGGGTCATGTGGAAGTTGATCTATTGTTGGATAAATAAACATATTCAAATCCAATAATGGCGTATCAGCATTTGCATCTTTTATGTCTTCACCTACCTCTGTATATAAAAATTGTTCATTTGCAATAATAATATATACTTTACTAAACATACCAGTTAAACTGATTGCTACATCATTTGCCCAGTTTTGAGATTTTGCCAAATTTTCTAAATAAGTTGGAACAATTTTTGTCCTGTCTAATTTATAATTACCATTAAAATAATCCTCCATATATTTTTGTTGATCATCTAGTGCATAAACCTTATCATCACTTTCTTCATCATCAACCTTCTTTGCTTTTGCTTTTTTAACTGGTTTAGATTTTCCTTTACCATACCGAGATTTAAAGTCTTCATAGATGAACATCTTTTCTTCTCCTAATTCACGTACATTGAAATCACCCTCTTTGTCTAGTATACTTTGTGTATCTTTTGGTAATTCATAATAACCTATGGCTTCTGTAACCTTTTTGGATCCTTTATCTACATTATAAATATTGTATTTGTTGGTAGATGCAGTAGATTCATATGGATTGCCTACACAAATTTGTAGTTTTTCAAGTTGGTTTAATGGTAAAGTCACTTCAAAAACTTGTTTTTGTTCGTCTATATCTTTTTCATGAATTTGTTTACTCATAATATATATGTATACTATTTCTATTCTTTAAATAACATCTAAAATATCCATCAAACGAAACATGACTTTATTAGATACTCCCGGCATATTCAATCTGGATCTTTGAATAGTAAGTTGGTTATGAATACTTTTGCTTTTCATAATACACAAGTATAAATGTTCAACAATTTCATCCATATTTGTTTTATTTGTTTCTTTCAATGTGTACAATAAATCAATAAGTTGATTTAAAAATGTATTGAATGCAGTAATATCTACAACACCTTGTAGCGTCAATTGTACTATAAATTGACTAAAGGTTCTATGTCGTTCATTAATTTCATTACATTTACAAAATTCATCATAATCACTGGATGGTATTATTATAATATTTTTTAAATTGTCCATATGTTGAGATAACCGCAAATAAAATAATTCCTTAAATAATGACCATTTATTAATTAATGATATATATAAACCAGCATATATATGTCCATAAAATGCATTTGCAGTAACAATATCAAAAATAACCATACTGATTTTTTCAATATCAGAAGGATTTGTATCTATTAATTTTATTATTTTATCTTCGATTGACTTATAATTATCCTCTGAAATCTTATTTAATAATATAGTAATTTGGTGGGGTATAGTGTACACTTTTTCAGGTTTAAACACAGGTTGTATATGTTGATCAATTCCAATAAGTTTTGATAATTTTACAATAATATCTAATGTTTCTTGCGGCAAAACATGAGTTGCTGTTTTTTTGATTTGTTTATAATCTGCCAACGTATACATATTAACTATATAGAATATCTTTTAAATTAAAACTTAAACATAATTGAGCTAATATGCTGTATGGGAAGCACTTGGGATTCACTTGGATTAAAAACAAATTTATTAAGAGGTATATATTCTGTTGGGTTTGAAACACCCAGTCAGATACAAGCACAATCGATACCTGTTATTTTATCAGGTAAAGATGTGATTGCTCAAGCTCAGTCTGGTACTGGGAAAACGGGTGCATTTTGTATTTCTACACTTCAAAAGTGTACAAATGAACCTTTTTTACAAGCTATTATACTTTCGCCGACACGGGAATTATCTACACAGATACATTCCGTTTTTGAAAGTTTATCTCATCATACGGGTATTTCTGCACAACTGTTGATTGGGGGAGTATCCATTGATAAAGATATCAAACAAATGCAAAATAAAAGTTCTCAAGTATTGATTGGTTGTCCAGGCCGCGTCCTTGATTTTTTAAACCGTCGGGTTGTTTCATCCGAAAAAATACATTTGATTGTGTTAGATGAAGCAGATGAAATCTTATCTCAAGGATTTCAATCACAATTGTACAATATTTTTCAGTTTCTAACTGATGCAGTACAAGTTGTCATGTTTAGTGCAACGATCAAAGAAGAATTACATGATATATCTAACAAAATCATGCGTGATCCCGTCAAGTTATTGGTAAAATCTGAAATGTTAACTCTTGAAGGTATTTCACAATTTTATATTTCATTTTCAACGGATCAAGACAAGATTGAAGCATTGAAGGATTTGTACAATTTTATTTCAATGTCGCAATCTATTATTTATTGTAATTCAGTAAAACGTGTAGTTGATCTATATCATGTGATGAAATCATCTGGTTTCCCAGTATGTTGTATTCATAGTGATATGGATAAACAAGACAGGTACAATTCGTATCAAGAGTTTAAAAACGGTAAGTACAGAGTGTTAATTTCATCGAATGTCACTGCACGCGGTATTGATATTCAACAAGTAAGTACAGTAATTAATTTTGATTTGCCAAAGTGTGTGGATACTTACCTCCATCGTATTGGTAGATCTGGTCGGTGGGGTAGAAAGGGAGTTGGTATTAATTTCATTACACATTATGATACAGAAAAAATGAAAGAAATTGAAAAACATTATGGAACACAAATTAAAGAATTTCCAGAAACATACACTACTCTTTTAGTTTAACTTTCAATATGTTCGCACGAATAAAACAATTTTGTATTACGTTTATACAAAATACCGCAATGTTCGTACGGTCCGTTTGTTTTCCATGGTCTTGGAACCATATATCGATGTTTTGTGTTGTCGGCAATAGATACTGTATATATAGCATCTTTAAAAATAAATCGTGCATCATCTAAATATAAATTTTGATACAATGACACCAGAAGTGGTGAAATCATATTAATTACAACAAGATATGTTCCTTGTTGTAATTCAAATATTTCAAGAATGCATCCGCCAATTTTTATGAGATTTTTGCCAGGATCCAGTAACAAATTTAATTTATCTTGTAGAAGTTTGGTAGAAATTGGAGTTCCAACTAACAGAAGCGAATGAATAAACATTTTGTATTAAAATCATTATTTTAAACGTTTCAATTTTAAAGTTTTACGTTTTCCTCTACGCGGTTTACTTTGAATAATTTCTACTATTTTACTATATGTTCTTTTTATTTTCTTTTATTAAAATTGATCGTTATTTTATTTTTACTTTTATTTAAAAATGTTTCCTGTACAATTTTGCGGATTTTGGTCACTCATTGCGTGTACGGATCCAATGAATATTGGTTCCGAATTGGTAATTAATTATAATACGATAAAATTTACACCTATCAAAAAATATGGGTTTATAAAAGTTAAAAAAAATATGTACGGATCTATATTTTTACGAGAACAAAATAAAACCAAAATCGCTTGGCTCAATACTGTAAATTATGACATTGAAACACAAATTTTACCACGAATTACTATACCTGTAAAACATAAATGTTCAAAAATGGTTGTATCTTACGCTATTGATCCTACTTCAAACTGGATTACTGTACAAAATCAACGAGATCAATATGTATTTCGAAGAGAATTGGTATCTCCTCCAAAAAATGATTCCATTCTCAAAATATTTTTAACACAACTTTTATTTGATTATATTATACGCAATATTCATCCATAAATGAAATCTATAGAACACATTTACAAATTATTTTTTCATAAACATCAGATTGCATAGACACATAATCGCCACATTTTTTACAAAAGGTCATTTGATATTGATTACATCCTGGATCTTCTTCTATCCAAAATTTAAATCGTGTAGGTAGACATATATCTTTATATGTATATGGTGTATGATTAATAAAATTTAGTATAACACCTTTTTGTTGAAGTGATCTATATTGAATCCAATCATAAAAGGCAAATTCTTTTATGATTGGCAACAAATCTTCCGGAATCGGCAACCGATTAATGCACAATTGTTTCTCCATTGTTTATAGTTTATAGTTTATTTTAAAAAAAATCAATTCAATTTTTTTTTAACACAAACATTTTATTATTGGATTTTGTTTAGAACTGGATTTTTTATAATTTCCACAATTAGAACAAAAATTCATAAAATAGGCGTTAAATTTACTATCATAATCATTTACAAACATATAATTATAATATAAAGGTTTATACTCGCATTTACCAGTGCAGTTAGAAGAATCAATAAGTTTATTAATGGATTTTTTTCTTGTTTTTGACAAATGGTAAACTATATCGATAAAAGCAAAATCTTTAATGACAGATAACAAATCTTCTGGTAATGGAATATGGTTGATACATAGTTGTTTTTTTACCGACATTTTTTATAATTTGTATTAATTATTATTATCATTTCAATTTTAATCAAACGTCAATGAAATCTGTATAAATTCTTTTTGAATGTTTTTGATTGCAGAGGGCGACAATTCATGCCTGGTCTTACGAGTCTTGTGCTCCGCCGGCTTTTTTTTTGACGTACTATTTCGAATATTCATATCATGCTCTATTTTGGTATATTCCAATTCTATATATTCAATAATCTCATTTTCCAAAACCCATTTGAAAAAATTTAATTGACCAATTGTTGTCTGAATCAACGTATTATTCTTATAAGGAATGGTTATTTTCTCCCATCTGCAGAAAGGATCAAATCGTTTCTTAGAATAAGCTTTCAACTTTAATTTGTAATCATTATAGACTTTGAATCGTGTACCACTACTCAATGTATAAACAATATAATTCTTTTTTGCATAGTTAGTTACAAACCAATCCAAAATTCGTAGAGAAATAATAGAATCTCCGTTTAAAATTTTAAGGATTCGGTCCAAGTTTTTATAATGGTTGGATTCATAATATGTTTTTAATTTATCTAATAATAAATCATTTTGTTTTGTATAATTCATACTGTTGCCAATTATATACTTTTAAATAAGTTTTTATTACAAACTATATTACAAACTATATTAAAACAATCTTTACAATAATTACATGTTACAAAACATATTAAGTATCATTACTGCAACAAATATGATAGTAGAAACATGTTATACATATCATGTATATAGACCATTATCATACATAGGAATAATATCGTATTTTGCTTATGATGCTATTTGTAATGATGTAAATTATGAATATATTATACATCATACCACGACTATATCAGGTATAATAATTTGTTATATTTGGCCATATCCAGATGAAGTATTTACTACAGTTGGTAGAGTAGAAATATCTACTATAATAATGAATGTAATACCATTTACTAATTCCAAATTTAAAACACCATTACAGCTTTTATTTTATATAACATTTGTTAAATATAGAATTTATGATTGGTACTATATGTTTCAAGAATATAAGCTTTTATATGTACATTATATTCCACTTATTATATTATACACATTAAATTTGTACTGGTTTACGCTTTTGACAAAAAAATTAGGAAAAATATTTTTGAAACCATATAATTTAAAACCGTTACAGCATCAAATTTGTTCCTATACAATGGCAATTAATAGTTGTATCACAGTATATACTGTATATCCTAATTATGTTTATGGTCAAATAACTTGTTGTTTTCTAGCATTAACTAGTTATCTTTATCATCAAGATATAAAAAATAATCATAATAGTATAACACCTAAAATACCTAAATGGATATTATATGATATTACAGCTATACATTTATTTGAAGTAAGTTATATGTATACTATATGTGATTATTGGTATATTTTGGCAACTGTACATATATTAAACATACTATATATTTATAATACTATACCAGATGATTATATAACTTCATCTATGCCATCGTTTCTATTAGATGCTATTGTAACTATATATATTAAACCGTCTATTGAAATATATACTATTTGTGTATTACAAATATGCGGACAATTTATACAACCTTTTTATGATTTAACATTTTCATATATTCATTTGTTAATTATATGGTATACGTATGTATGTATAACCAGTGTAGTTTTTAATTTATAAATTCTTTTTTAGTTCTTCCAGTTCATTCAACCACATTTGTCTTTCTGTAGTTGAAACGATCAATTCTTTATCTTTTGTTAATTGCGCCAATTCTCCTTCTAATTTTTTTACATTTTCATCTGAAACACTATCCATCGGCATTTTGATAAGATAATGATACGATCCATCTCTCTGCACTAATTCCATCGCCTCTAACATTTTTGTAATTTCATCTTGTTTCTTGTTCCGTAAATCAAGAGTTCCTTTCAATACTGCATGAATATATTTAACTTTGTGTGAAATTTCCAATAATTTAATATCTAATTCTTTCAACAAATATTGCTTACGAGTTGTATACAATTCTAGACGAAATTCTGCATATTCTTCAATAATTTCATACACATTTTTATATTTACGCAACTGATTCTTTGCATTAATTAAATGCATATTGGTTGTTGTAATGGATGTAGTGAGTTTCAAATCGGCTTCTATATTTTTACTTGGTGCTAAAAGTGTAACTACAATATGAATGTCAACATCTGTACTTTTATCCGTATAATCTTTGATCAGAGTTCCAATCGAATCTTCTAAGAATTGTTTATACGTATCTGTCCACATTCCAATCGGAAGTTCTGTAATTGTTACATTCAATTCTTTTACCGAATACACGCCACGTATGATATATTTTCCGTCACAATCTTCTTTTTCTTGATCGATCTTACCTTTAAAACCTCTATAGAATGGTTTGATATTTGTTTGGGTTGGTTCAAATAGCAACAAATGGCGAATATAATCAATCAAATCTACTGGATTATAGCAAGGAATTTTGGTACTAAATCCAGTACCAATACCATTACAACCATTTACCAAAATCATAGGAATAATAGGATAATACATTGCCGGTTCAATACTGGTTCCATCATCTACTAAGTATTCCAATACATTGTCATCTTCTTTACGAAAGAGGTATCGAGTACATTTACTAAGTTGGGTAAAGATATACCTTTCACTTGCGCTATCTTTTCCACCCTGTAGTCGTGTTCCAAATTGACCATTTGGTTTCAATAAATTAATATTATTTGATCCTACAAAGTTTTGAGCCATATTTACAATTGCACCATTCAAACTTGCTTCACCATGATGATATGCCGATTTTTCAGAAACGTATCCACTAAACTGGGCAACTTTGATTTCATTTGTAAGAGGTTTGAGTAATGCACAGTAAAAGATTTTACGTTGACTAATTTTAAATCCGTCCATTACATTTGGAATCGATCGATCACAATCATATTTTGAAAATTTAATCACTTCTTTGTTAATCAATTCGGTATACGAAATATTTTGTACGTCTGTATTCAAATGTTGCGGGGTATACTGTTCCAACCATGCTTTACGATCATTTGCTCTTTTTTTATTGAATACCATATCTAATTGACCAATACATTCATGTGTAGTAGTAAAATTTACAATCTTCTTATCTTTGAAATATTGTTTAAATTCATTTGCAGAACTTGTTCCTAATCCCTTGTAAAATTTTACATCAAAACCTTTTGGATTTGATTCTTTCCAAACTGTATATTGATATTCATTGTAAAAACATTGTTGTATTTTTCCTTTGGTTGCTTTAATAATGGGAGTATTCATGAATCCAATAAAATCGGGGTATTGTAGAAGAGTTGGCCATAAACAGGCAAATAAATTAATAATCAATGCCTTAATGTGACTTCCATCTAAATCTTGATCTGTCATAAACAATACATGTGCATATCGCAATTCATTAATATTATCTTTTGTATAATCTTTTCCATATTTCAAACCTAAAATAGTCATCAATTCTTTAATTTCTTTATTGTTACTGATTGTGGTTATCGATTCATCCCGAACATTGAGCAATTTACCTCGCAAAGGATATACGCCGAATTCATTACGATCTTCGGATGTAAATCCAGATAAGATTGCAGAGCGAGCTGAATCTCCTTCACATAAGATAAGGGTACATTTACCAGACTTTGCTGTACCAGCAAAATTGGCATCAATCAATTTTGGAATACCAACAATTTTTCTTACTTTACTTCCGTCACTTGACTTTTTCGCCGATGTCATTTCTTTACTTTTTGTAATGGTTAAAGCAAGTTCCATCAAACCTTTCTTAGCAACTTCTTCAACAAATTTATCAGATAATTCACAACTGGAACCAAACGATGAGCTCGGCGTATTCAAATAATCTTTTGTTTGACTATCAAAGCTTGGATTTTCAATAGAACACTGAATAAATAGCATGATGTGTTCTTTCAACGTAGTTGATTTTACATCTACCTTCTTTTTTTGTTTGATGTATAGTATAAGTTTTTTAAGTAACTGATTTAGAATGTAATTTACGTGAGTACCGCCTTTACCCGTATGAATACCGTTAACATAAGACATGGATACAAATTCTTCATTTGGGGAATTACATACAACAATTTCCCATCGTTCGCAACTAAAATGGGATCGAGGTATCTCTGTCTTAGATCCAACAAATAAATCTACATATTGAACAAGTGATTTTACAGGTACAATAGATCCGTTATAACTTACTTTTACAGATTTATCTGTAATTGATGCAATATCGTAAATACGGCGTTCAATTAAAGATAGCATGGTAGGTTCCAATCCGGCCAATTTAAGACGTGCATAATCTGGCCGAAATGTAATTGTCGTATACGATTTCTTTTTACACGGTTTAATAACTGGTTTATGTATTTTTTTCAAATTATCTTCAAATGATTGAGTGTACTTAAGTTGTCGTACAGAATCAACGCATTCAATACTTGCAAAAGTAGACCAAATAAATACAAGTTTAACTCCAAATCCATTTTTTCCTCCGACAATTCGTTTTTCTTCCGTATTGAAGTTTCTCGAAGTTCTTAATGTAGCAAATATAAGTTGAGGAATATACATTTTGTGTTCTGGATGTTCTGCAACATCGATTCCTTCACCATCGTTTGTAATTGTAATGGTTCCATTTTCAATTGTAATTTGAATATGAGTAACAGGATTTTCTCCAGATTTAGTACGAATGTGGTGATCATTTGCGTTGACAATTAATTCGTCAAATAATTTCAATAGTGCAGGATTGTATTGAATCGTTTGAGTTTGAATTTTTCCATCTTTAAATACCCAATTGTCTGTTTCTACATTTTCAACCGATCCAACATAAGTATCCGGGTTTAATAGTACGTGGTCATGCTCATTACGCATAACATATTGCGAAAGATCATTTGTTGCAGTAGCCATTATTATCTATTTTGGTATTATATTTAATTATCAATTTTTTTGTTTTTAGTTTTGCTTTTGCTTTTTCTTTTTACTTTTACTTTTTCTTTTGTTTTTTAGTTTGCTTTTGTTTTTTACTTTTGCTTTTGCTTTTGCTTTTTAGTTTACTTTTGCTTTTTAGTTTGCTTTTTCTTTTGTTTTTTACTTTTGCTTTTGCTTTTAGTTTTCTTTAATGGATTATAATTTAAAAACCATTCTTCGTATTCTTTACTCTTGAAATTTATTTTATTTCGTTTTTCTAATTTTATATCTCGAATGTCAGATAAAGTAACATGATTACCATAACATTCCATACTAAACCTTTTCAATAATCCACTTTGTTTTAATCTGTATCGTTGTTGTACATTGAATAACATTGTAGACAAACATAATAACCTGTTTATATCATAATATTCTCGATCTGCATACATAAATGCCATGTAAAAACTTAATAATGTATCAATGGTGCCTATTCTTACGGGTTCTTTATTTTTACCTAATTTTATTTCATTATAACTATGGCATGCAGTTGGTTTATAAACAAACGCAATGTACTCTTCATCAATTTGTATTGAATAATGTTCGCTAATTAATTCACCAATTTCCGGATATTTATTTATTTTTACTTTTAGTCCTTCTTTTTCTAATTTATTTTTTACGGTATCGCAAGTTTTTACAGGATCTTCAGATAACACATCAAAATCTGGCAAATCCTCTATTTTATGATTCGGCAAATATTGTGCATAAAGAGCATTTGCATATCCACCAATAAAAACAAGTTTTTCATCTATAAAACATTTTTTTACGATAGCAAATATTTTTTTTTGATCAAGTTGGGTTGTTTCCATTTTACGTTGAAATGATTTACACGGTTTTAATTTTAAAGGATAATATTTATTTAATAAAGTAAGACGTTTTAATACTTTTTCCCATCGTGAAACATCTCCCTTGGGTCTGGATAATTCCAAATACATACTTTGTCTCAAAAAATTTGCTGGGGCATACAATAATCCCTTGATACGAATAAGATCTTTTTGTAAACATTCAAATATTTCTGGATGCAGATAAGTTATATCAGCAATACCAAGATTATTTACAAATACTTTATAAGTTCCGTGGTGTACACCCGCCTTTGCTTCTACATTAGTAAATCCTTCTTTTACACATATGTCGGCCAGTTCTTTTGCATTATCTAATGCATCTTTACTAAAAAAATCATAATCGGGTAATTCATACCCATAATTATAAAATTGGTCACTTTCAGGTAATATATTATTGATTGCAGTGCCTCCATAAATAATTAATTTTTTTTGTTTAATAAATGATTCTACTAATTTTATAATTTTTTTTGTTTCAGAAGATTCTACTAATAATTTTCCCTGTTCTTTTTCAATCTTGTCTGCATTCATACGTAATATAGCTAACTCACATTCCTCAAATGATAAATTTTTAGAACATTCCATATTATATATATCTATTTTAACTGGATAACATAAGAATTTCCTACCTTTTTACATGATCCAATAATTTCTGGATTTACTTTATTTTTCTTAATATCTTCTGTGTTGTATACATTATTTTCATCTATGTAGTACATAATCCCTCTATATTCTTCTGCCCAAATTGTTTTTTCTTTGAAAACAGGTTCAGCCTGTTTCATGATTCCATGTGGAATACCTTTGGTATGTGTTCCGCAATATAAATGTCCATTTTTTTTACGACGCGTACATTGTTCTCCTTCATGTCCACTTCCTTTTGCACAACGTGCTTCGCAACGCGAATCATGTGGAACACAATTCTTTGCTCGTTTGCGTTTACTAAAATCAGATTTTGATATATCAACCAGTTTCATCGATTGAACCCAGTGTAGCAAATGATCTACATCCGTTTCTTCTTGTTTTACCTTATTTATTTCGGTAACTAATTGTTTCATAAACGTATCATTTTGCAATGAAATCTTATCTAAAATACGACGTTCCATTTTACATTAGAAGTATCTACAAAAGTAATATCAATTTTTAAAAAGAGTTAAAAAATAAAAGTTATTGGTATTATGAATTTACATGTTATGAAGGATAGAATTGAAATGATGCCCAAAAATTATCAGATTGAAATCGGAAAATTATTAATCAAACAATATGAATGCACACACAATGAAAATCAAAACGGTATTTTTATTAATTTATCCAATCTATCTCCAGAAATTACAAATAAACTTCAAAATTATATTGATTATGTCAACCTACAAGAATCACAAATTAATAAAACAGAACAGGAAAAGGACGAACTTAAAGATATGTTCTTTAATAAAGTATGAAGATATCAAAATTTGTTTTAAATAAAATAAATTTTGAAAATTATAAATTACGCGACAAATATTTAGATTGTTTCATGAATCTTACATCTATTACAAAAATAGATATTTTGGCGAATGCACCACGATCTATTGTTCAAGATATTGAATCCAACACTATTACATTGAATACGTTTGTACAATTATGTAAATGGAAAAAATGTAATGTATGGGTGTTAGATAAGTGTGTTTATCCTATTGGAACTTACCCGCCAACTCATATTATAGATAATAATGAAATTATTCCATGGGAAGGGCAAGAATATTTGGAATATTATCATGCAACTCATCCATTATATGCATTATCGCATTACAAATTGAAAGATCTTCAAGATATTGCAGCAAAATTAAACATTCCTATTTCAAAAACAAAAAAACAAATATATAGTGATATTCAATCAAATATCCTTTTTTAAAATTGATTAAATAATATTATATGTATATAGCATATAATGGATAAAATATTAGAATCGTATCTTAAAAATAAAAATACAGATTCGGTTAAATACGAATTTGAGTTACGGTTTAAACATTATTTTCCTGACAGAATCACCAGAAGTGATTATAATAATGTAATAGAATGGTTATTAATGTGTGGATTTAAAATTAAAGAACGTGTATCGTTATTACGTATATCAGTTGGTAAAAATATTCGATCTGAAATAGATGGTATTGATAATATTAAAAAATATTGTAATAATCCAACCATAGAAAATATGAAATATGTTGAAAAACAACAGGTAGTTGAACCGTTTACACACCCTTTATATAATGTACAATTTTCATTAAATTCAGAAACGGTAAAACCAACAGTTGAAACTATAACCGAAAAAAATACGTTTCGATTTATGAAACGATTACAATTGTATCATCCGGATCATCCCCATGTAGTTGTAGATTGTAGTATTGTAAAAATGTTAAGAGATAGTCCGACAAAAACAATGACCCAGGTATTTAATATGACACCCCAATATGAAATAGAAGCAGAAATTATAGAATTACTTGATAAAAAGTTGTTGGAAAAAGAAATAAAACCGGAAATATCATTTGTTATGACAAGTGTACTAAAAGGTCTACAGAGAACAAATTTTCCTATTTCATATAAAGAAATTACAGATGTACAAGAAGAATACAAACAACTTTTTCCGTCTGGAGAAAAAAGTAAAGATTTGAATTTTATAGGACCAAATACAGTTACATTACAAAAAGAAAATATTCCTATATTGAATGAAAATGATTTTATGGTAACAGATAAGGCCGATGGAGAACGTAAATTATTATTTATTTCAAAAACGTCCAAATTATATCTTATTCCAACTTCAGGTAGAGTTGAAAATATGAATTGTAAATTACAAGATCAAAAAGGGTTACCAAAAGGTCCAATGATATTAGATGGCGAACATGTATTTAAAGATTCTAAAAATAATTTTCATAACACTTTTTATGCATTTGATATTTATTATTTGGACATTGAACCAATGACAGAACAAAATAAAACCAATTTAGGTATTGATACAAACGATATACGAAAATATAATTTGACAACACGTCGAGAAGTTTTGATGCGAGTTGTAAATACAGTATTCTTGAATATTAATTTACTCGATCAAAAATACGGAGTACAATACAAACGGTTTTTACCATACTCTGCAGGAAATTGTAGGCTATTATATGAAACTCCAACACCATATCACAAAGACGGTCTCATTTTAACACCGGTTCATTATGGAGTTGGACAAAATAAACCAGATACACCTATTTTAAATAGAAGAACTACGTGGGATTTAAATTTTAAATGGAAACCACCTGAAGAAAATACAATTGATTTTTACGTAGATATTGATGATAAGATTAAAAAAACAATAACAGGTAGAGAATACAAAACAATTACATTGAAGTCCTCTTATAGTGCATATGCAAACCGACTTGTATCCGATTATACTGTTTGTCCTTCCGTATCTGTTTATCAAAATTTTGATATTAATTCGAATGGTAAAAAGCGTATACCATTTATAGGAGGACGACCCTATGACGTTTCTGCATACATATGTAATTGTTACACAAATGAAGAAGGAAATATCTGTACAATTAGTGAAGGACATCCAGTAGAAGTCATTGAAAACGGATCAATTGTAGAGTTTAAATATGATATGGTAAAAGAAAAGGGATGGAGATGGGCGCCAATACGCGTTCGATGGGATAAAACAGATCCAAATGCATATACTACTGCAGTAAAGAATTGGATAAGTATACACAATCCAGTAACATATGATATGTTAGTTTTACCCGAAAGTGTAGATAAAGAAAAAGAAGATTCACTTCGACCTAATCAGTTAAATAGTGAATATTATACATTGAAAGAAAAAGAAGATAAAAATAAGAACAAACTGATAAGAGATTTTCACAATGACGTGAAACGAATGTTAATCGGTAAAATTGCAGAACAAGTTAAAACAAAACATAGAAGAAATCCAATGTTGATTGATTTTGCTTCGGGTAAGGGTGGAGATATTCAAAAATGGGATGAAGCAAAATGTGCATTTGTACTTGGTATTGATATTAATAATGATAATTTACATAACGAAACAGATGGAGCATTTCTTCGTGTAGTTCGTAGAAAAATGGACAAGGTTAAGAATAGACAACAAGAAGGAACACCTATGTTATTTGTAGAAGGAAGTAGTAGTTTAATGATTAAAAATGGAGAAGCAATAAAACATGATTATGAAAACAAAATCGTACAATATTTGTTTGGGATGGAAACAACATATCCACCAATGTTGTCGGAACAATCCAAAATACCTTATGGATTGTGTAGTAACGGGTTTGATATTGGAAGTATACAATTCGCATTACATTATATGTTTGATTCTGAAGAATCTGTAACAAAATTTGTTTATAATTTAATGGATTGTATTCAATTAGGCGGTTATTTCTGTGCAACTTGTTTTGACGGAGATAGTATCGTAGAATTACTCAAAAATATCAAAAAGGGTGAAGCAATGTCTACTGCACATGATGATAATGGTACATTTAAATTATCTACTACTATAGACAAATCAATAACTCCCTTTTCAAATATACAAAAACAATATGAAAATTCAGAAGTGAATGCACGAGACCCTACCAAATTCATTAACTTGTCTATTGGTGTGAAACAAGAAACGTTAAATAAAGACAAATTTCTAAAAGAATTTTTAGTCTTTTCGGATTATTTTATACAACTAATGTCCAAACATGGGTTTGAATTAGCAACACATATCAAAGAATTTCCTGATGGTAGTGGTCTATTTAAATCGTTAGATAGTAAATATAAAAATATGTCAGGTGATCCAAATCAAGAAGCCATATCCTTTTTGAATCGTTACTATATTTTTCAAAAACGGAAAAATATACCCTTTCGTGTAACAAAGGTATATGACACGGAAAATAAAAAACATTTTAAAGTAATTGTAAATTAGTTAAATATGTTTTTCGTATAACTATTATATGATTTATGCATTACCCAAAGTAAATATATCATATAAAGAAGGTGTTAGTCCTTATTTTACTCCATGTAATTCATTACAATATTATTTAACTACATTTCAGACAACTGCAGAAGTAGAGGATAAAATTATAACATTAAGTAAATATAAACCTAAATCTGATTCTTTTTTTGTTATGTTAGAATTATTACATACAAATCGTATTCCAGATACTACAGAAATTACTTGTGTTGGTAGTAGCGCTTGTATAGAAGCTTTTGAGTGGATCAAAAAAAATATATCCTTTAAATTACGTGTAAAGTCGACACAGTTAATTATAGGAGATATTGATGATTTTAAAGAACAAGTATTATACGTTTTGAATCATCAAATTTCAGGCGGAATGTGTTTTCTTCGCATTACAGATACAACACAACATTCTACTATACAATTGATCTATTTATTATGTGCTTGTTATGATAATGTACACATTTGTAAACCGAGAGCAATTAGTAATAGTAGTTTGGTAAAATATATTGTATGTACACAATTTAAAAAAATAGTTCAAATAGACAATTATGATAAATTAGTCATACCTTATTATTTTATAACGAAAATAAATGAATTGAACGCAATGTATGGGCAAATACAATTTGAACATTTACAATATAATGATGATTCTAAAGAAAAATGGATTCATTGGTGTACAGAATTTTCAATTCCAATTTAGGAAAAATATATTGTATATTTATGGATTATAGAATTGTAGGCACTTTAATAAACATGATTCTTTTCGTTATTTTTGCATCTTCCCCTGTTTTTAAATACGTTAAGAAAATGGGTATACGCGACGACGACCAATCTTTAATTCTTCGTTCATTGATAGTTGGTGTAGCAACTTATTTAAGCACGTTATTATATTAAATTAAGTAATTTAAAGAAATAAAGTATAATTTAATCATGTCCAATTCGGTAAATCGCATCAAGGTAATTTAGCGATAGAAGGTTCAACTCCTTTTTTGGACATCACTCGTGATAGCTCAGATGGTAGAGCGACGGACTGTAAATCCGTAGGCCAAGGGTTCAAATCCCTTTCATGAGAAGTTTGAAATATAAATCAATAATATAAATAAGTAATATGGATCCAACCATTACTTATTTATTCAATCCGAAGAGAAGTACTACACTGCGTCCTATACAAGAATTTGATGAAAGTTATAAACAACGTATTATAGATTTAACTATTGCAATGTTTGAAAAAAATACAGTTCATGTTGATTCGTTTCAAATGTATGTGTCTGATTGTATTCGGTTTCTAAAAAAACAGGAATTAGAAAAGGATAAAGAAAAAGAAAAAGATTCAGAAATTGAGCCGATTAATGGAGATCAGTTTATTTTTGTTCCTAAAAAAATAGATATTCTTATTAAGAAAAAACAAAAAAATATGTTTTTAATACATGGTAAACCCTGAAGTATGTTCTCCTCTTACTAAAAAGAATAAACGGTATTCGTGTTATTCAAGTAAACAGCTTACTGCATTAAAACGCAAATATAACATGACACGTCGCGAGAAAATAAAATCATCCAATCCTGTAAAGATTTGGCAGGAATTAGATAAAAATATTCAAAATTGTAATACAGAATCTTGCTGGGCAAAAGAATTAGACGTACCTGTAAAAGATGTGTTTGCTCCCAAATGTCCAGACAGTTGGAAAAATAATAAAAACGAATGGTTATCCAGTACAGACATTACTGCAGTATTGCGTCAATATGAAAAAGCTTACCCTGAATTTAAATATATTGGTCCATCGCCGTCTGATTATTATTTCAAAGAATATGGGAAATGTGTTTGGCCAGAATTATGTGCATTCAATGTAAATAATACCAAACACAAATATATTGGTATTGTGTTTAATTTAGACACGCATAATGGTTCTGGAACCCATTGGGTTTCTCTTTTTGTTAATATGCCCAAAAAAACAGTTTATTATTTTGATTCTACTGGTGAAAAAATTCATGAAAATATTCAACATTTAGTTGATCAAATTCAAGGCCAAAATTCAAAATTCAAATTCTTTCAAAATTATCCTTCGGAACATCAATTTGAAAATACAGAATGTGGAATGTATACATTATTTTTCCTTGTCACTATGTTAACTACTCGTAATTATAATTTCTTTAATGGTAAACAACGATTTCCAGATAAAGCAATGGAAAAATTAAGAAAAAAATATTTTAATTCGTAATAAAGATCTATCTTCTAATAGTGTATATGAATACAAATGAAAATAAACGAATGTTATGGGATCTTGTTTGTGAAATGAATTTATTTAGACCCGGTTTAAATAAAGAAGAAATTATGAAAGTGTTTGAACAAAATATTCAAATTGCAGATAAAGTAGATAATACACTAACTGAAAAAAATAAAGTATTTTTGGGTTTATTTGTTCCTGCAATCAATAGTATGCAAACTATAGATACAGAATCAAAAACCAGTAGAGAAACATTTTTTGAAGAACGTGTGAATACAATACAACAAACAAAAGATGTACCTCTTTACAATATTTTTGATCCTGTCGATGTACAACATGAGTTGGTATTGATCAAAACGTTACTGCATAAAATTCTGGAGAAATTAAATGAATAAATTTATTTATCAAATATCTCATATTTTGCATCAATACACAAATCTTCCCATTCCATAAATTTAGTACCTTTTACAGATCCTACCCAAACACCTGCAAATCCACCTTCCTCGTACCATTCATTTTTAATCCAAGCACCAGGATATTTAGCTACTAAACTTTCCAACCATTTATAGTCAGGATTCCAAGCTGTTGTTTGTGAAAATTTAATACCCTTTTCTTTTTTTTTCATGATAACTATATTTGGATGATACTTTTTTTCTTGACTTTGTAATTCATTTGAAACAAAATTGTTCATTTCTTCAACAGTATAACATGTAATAGTAATCGTATTCCAACAATCATTCGGCATTTTATACTTGTTATTATTTTTTTAAATTAGTTTAAAAATACTACTGCAGATTATATTGAAAATAAAAATTTGTCTAAATAATTTTATTATCTATATTTTTTTAAAATTACATTATCATTTTTACTACAATTTAAAACACGACATTGTAATGGATTTTTATAATGTTGATATACATCTAATTGATAACCACATACATGAAATGCAATAGCCAATGAAAATTCATCTATATTAACTAAAATATAATTATTATACATGGCCTTTTTTATATATTCTTTCTCTTGTAAAATAGTACATGAATCTACATTACACTGCTTATATAACATGTTAATAAATTGTATTAATAAATAAATTTGTTTTATTTTGAAATGTGTATTTTTCATTGTTTTTAATTCTGGATACCATTTCCAATAAGCAGTTGCTATATCAAGTGATGTAATTCCTGCATAAGATTTAATAACACTGATAACATCGTCATTCATTTTATTTGTAAATGAAATAAATAATTGATCGAGTTCAATTTTAAAAATTGAATTCAATTTGTTACTAAATAGTATAACAAAAGATGAAGTTGGTACCATGGATCTCGCCTAATATTTTGTCAAACCAAATGCTTCATTTTAACCCTAACGCTATGGAATATATGGAGGAAAATGGTATTACTAAATCTTGGTATCTATTGTCTTGTAATCCGAGTGCAGTAAGATATCTTTATCAAGACCCGACCCTAATAAAAAAAGGAACCTGGTTTAAAAATAAAAATCCGGCGATTATTCCTTTGATAGAAGAATGTCCCTATATAAATAGCCCATGGGTTCAAGAACAATTACTTGAAAATCCGAATGCACTACATTTAGTAAAATCACATCATATGAAACACAATTTATACAATTTATGTAAAAATACAAACCCGTTGGCAATCGATCTTATTGAATATTATATTGAAACATCTGAAGAAGTAACCGATGTTATATGGAATACAATTGGTACAAATCCGTCTGCATTCAAATTAATAGATAAATATTTACACAAAATTAGCTGGAAATCGTTATCTGAAAATCCGGCAGTAATACATACATTATTGATAAATCCTGAAAAAATAGATTGGCATACATTTTCAAAAAATACGCATCCATTAGCAATAGAACATATGCGTAAGAATTTAGATAAAGTCAGTTGGCAATATGTAAATATGAATCCGGCTGCAATTGAAATTTTAAAAGAAAATCCAGATAAAATTGTTGGTTATTGGATTTCAGTGAATCCAGGAATTTTTGAATATAATTACCCAAAAATGGCTAAACAAAGAATGGAATATCTTCGCGATGAACTGTTATCAGTTTCTATGCATCCTTCCCGAATTTGTCATTTGTTGAAACAAGGATTAACATTGGCTGATATATAATTGTTATATTAACTACAAAACATAACAATTATTTTTTTCGTGTTTTGTTATTCTTGTGTATTTTATGTTTTGATTTCCGAATATGATTGTATTTTCTAAATTCTTTTAATGCAACAGAAGCATTTTTCATTTTATACAAATTCATAATAAATTCTTTGTGTAGGGTATTGATATTTTTATTACGTTGTAAAATTCCATATAAAATCATACCTAATGGACACAAATCTAATGAATATTTAACTTGTTCAAATGTTTCTTCAATCGTATATTTATCGAACCATTCCTTGTAATGTTCTATTATATTATTTGCATATTCACTTGAAATTGCAGTATCATATCCTCCAGTTTCTGTGTAGTATTTTAATAATGCAACTTTAAATGCAGGATACCAAGCAGTTCCGTACAATATTTTAAAATAAATAGGTGATAAACCTAAATATCTATTTTTAATCAAAAATTTATATTCCAAAAGCCGATTATTTTCCCAATCAATTAATTCATATTTATCGCTACATTTCATAATGTTGTCCAGTTTGATATCACCATGAGCAACATCTAATTTTTGTATATCTACCAAAGTTGATAAAATATTGTCTACAAATTTAATAAATTCTTGTTCTGTAAATTTATTTACAATCAATTCCGACATTGTTTGGTGACATTTTATATTTACTACAAAACATCTGGAATTAGATCTATCAAACAACAATCCTTTGTTTTTCATAACAATTTCAAATCCAATCAATGTATTATTTTTATAAGGGATACCTATAATACCATATTTTTTTACAACTGGCAAAATGTGTTTAAATCCATTAATTTCTCGCATCATATATGTTTTTTTAGAATGACCAAATGTGCGTGTTGCAAAATTGGGAATAGTGAATTCTTTTACAACATGGTTTTGATTTTTATCCAAATGTATTATTTCATCTATAATTTCAGGACCTTTTACATACTCTATAATATCGTCTTTTTCCAAAATATATACAATCACCTTGGTTACATTTTCTAATTTGATATGTTCTAATGATTCCAGATCTTCTGTTAATGTTCCGTAATCCATCACCTTTCCTTTCATTCCTTCCCCGTACACTGCACCCGCCTCCATACTATACTGATTTATTTTATTTTTTTACGATTTGATTTATGATGTGATTTATGATTTGATTTATGATTTGATTTTCTATGTGTACCGCCACTATGTCTTGATACACCAATATCATCTAATAATTCTCTACTGGATAATTTATTAGACAAACTGCCATCAAATATTCTGGAATTAGTAATAGGTCGTTTATATGTATATCCTACATAAAGTGCAGAACCACCAACAAGTACGCCAATAACAGCAATTAAAATATTGTTATTCATATAAATAATAGATATTATCTAGAATTATATTGTCTTAATCTTTGTGTTAAACGTCTTTCTTGTTGTCTACGTGTTTCTTGTAAATATTGCTGGATTCGTGTATGTCTTTGTAATTGTTCTTGTGTCAGATGATTGGTTCTTTGAGTTTGTATTTGAGTTTGTCTTTGTCTATTTAATTGATTTGCTGATGGAGGATATACGTATTGCCATACACCTCTTCCAACAATTAAACTACCTATTATAGCTGAAATAACAGCAATTTGTGTTTTCATACTATTAGTTTCGTTTTTTTCTCCGTGATTTTCGTTTACAACCACCGTTTTGTGTAATTTGTTCAATTTCTGCATTAAGATCTGTAACAGATATCCATCCATTTCCTGCTAAAAAACATGCTCCTGCTAATATGGCTATATACATTATACGAGTGCCATCATCCATATACATGTTAAATATTTTTATCCATAAACCTAAAAATACGCTGAATATCTAATAGTGTAATATCTGTATGATCTATTTGTTGCATCATACTGTTTACATTATCTATTTTTCTTAATTGCTGCATATAGGAAAACATGTCCTTTTTGTCCATATTTAATTCTTTACAAATACGCTGAATAAATCCAATATTGTTATATTCCGTTGAATATTTAGTAAGTACTTTTGTAAAACGTATATCAGAAATTTTGTGATGATTTGTGTTCTCTTTTTGAAATAAATAATTTGTATAAAATGTTTTTAATATTGAGCTCATTTCATTAAACATCCATATTTGCTTTTGAAATGTTATTCTATCGATATAATCTGAAAAACAAATCAGTTCCAAGATTTGTATATATAATGGTATAACATCTGAAATATTCATTTTTTCAAATAAATCAATAATATTTTCATGCCATAACAAACTGACTATAGTTCTGTCTGCATCATTCATGATAGAATGGTCCTTTAATTTCATAGAAGTATTCATAATTCGTTTTGTAATTTGTTTTGAATCTTCATTAATCGGTTTTGGTTCAAATAAATAAGGCAAATATAACGGATTTATTTTATTATTATGTACTATGGTGTATAATTGAATAATTTTCTTTAAATCTCGATCTACATAAACACTATATTCTGGTTTACCAGGTATCAAATATTGTAATATTTGTTTAATTTGAATATTGGTTGGCGATTTTAATTCAATCACTGTACAACATTTCATGAGTTCTTTTACCTTTTTATCCATGTAATTATTTCCAATACAAATAATAGGTATATGTGTAGTTCCTTCTAATTTTTGTCGTTTTGTTTTTTTAGGACGAATCAGTTTAATTAATGTATTAATACCACCTTTATCTCCATTGTTCATGCATTCAATATCATCCATAACAATGGCTATTTTTGTTTTCTTTTTTGTAAATAAACTAATTACATTTGTATCGGATGAATGATATGTACTAATATTATCAATAATGTCTTTTGTTCTAGAATCACAAGCATCATAATTAATAACATCGTAAATTAACTCTTTTAAAATATCCATAATAAATTTTGTTTTACCTGATCCAGTAGGACCATGTAAATAAATACAACGTTTGGTAAGTATATTATTTTTATTTTCATCGAAATATTTTAAAAAATCAACAATTTGTTGTTTTATTCCATCTCTATTTAATATTTTCTGGAATATACTTTCCATAGTATCTAATTATGAATAATTCTATATTAATTAACGCACAAATATAAACAACAATTAATTATGTACGTATGAATTGTCCATTTGTATATAAATATATGCCAACATGTTTACACGATTTTGATATGGAAACTACCATGAAATCAATGGTATACGATTTAATACAATCCAATTTATTAAACATTATCATTATTGGTGGCCACTGCACTGGAAAAACAATTTTAAGTAATATTATTGTCAATGAATATTATAAAAATGAATCCATAATTCATGATAATATTTTAATTATTAATAGTTTGAGAGAACAAGGTATACAATATTATAGATCCGATGTGAAGTGTTTTTGTCAAACAGCTTCCAGTATTCCAGGTAAAAAAAAGATTATTATTTTAGATGATTTGGATTTGATCAATAATCAAAGCCAACAAATTTTCTTAAATTACATGGATAAATACAGCAATAATGTACATTTTATAACAACGTGTAGCAATCCTCAAAAAATTATTGATAATATTCATTCACGTCTTATTAACATTAAATTATCGACCATCACTAACATTTATTTAGAAACGTTATTACAAAAAGTAATGATTAATGAACAAATTCAGATTGATGCAGAATCAATACCACACATTTTAACTATATCTCGACAATCATCCCGTGTTTTACTAAATTATCTTGAAAAGTTTAAATTAATACGAATTCCAATTACACCTGATTGTGTATACCAATTATGTACGGATATTAAACATGAATTATTTGACACGTTTACGTCATTTATATTGAACAAAGATAAAATAAATGCAATTAAAACAATTACTACGATTCAACAAGATGGTTATTCTGTTATTGATATATTGGAATTTTATTTCTTATATTTGAAAATTTCGCCATTATATGAAGACCATATTAAATATAAAATTATACAAATTTTATGTAAATATATAACAATTTTCAATACAATTCACGAGGATAATATTGAATTGTTGTTTTTTGTGAATGATTTAGAAAAAATAACTGAATAAAGTATGAATTTTATTGCAAAACCAAAAGTTCCTACACGTGAAATCCGAATGAATGTGTTAACTGCATATAACAACAAAATAAATGTAAACAATGAAGGTGTTAAACATGGAGGTTATGCACGAGTATTAGCAAGACGTAAAGCAAACAATATATTTTCCGATAAATGTAAATCATTGATATCTAACTGTAGTGTTCTTAAAAAAATACTTAGTATACCAAGTCCAATAGCAATATGTGCTTATAATAATTTTTTATATATAGCATCATCCACTGCAGAATTTACAATTATAGGTAGGTTAAATTTATTGACAAACGAATTTATTCCTAATTGGTTCCAACAAGAAGGTAATTTTTCATTATTTGATTTAGTTGCAAATGGTAATTATTTATATACAGGTATTGAAAACCAGATTATACGAATAAATATAACTACAGGTGTATCAGAAATATGGATACCTGATACAGAAGGATTAGCATACATTTTTGGATTAACTATTTATAATAATGATTTATATGTAATTAATATTAATATTGTTATTGGTGAATACACTAGTAAAATAAGTAAAATTAATTTAACTACAGGAAGTGTATTGTTAGATTGGTATACATCATCTACACATTTTATGGTTTCAATGCGAGAATATAATAACATGTTATACATTATAAATTATGATGCAAAT